CGAAGTATGTTTCGTTGTTCCCGGTCAGTGGAGGCGCATTATAGGGAGTTCCTGACAGCCTGCAACCCCTAATTTGAAAAAACTTTTCAACCGCTCATTAATACGGCGAAAAGATAAGAAATGGTGGAAAAGGCAACAAAAAGGGGGCGATTTCTCGCCCCCTCAAGGATTTACCATTACTGTTTGGCAATGATATGCCCATTTTCTACATCAAGAGTAACAGGGACTCCCGGTATTAATTTGCCGGAAAGTATCTGTTGCGCCATCGGGTTCTCTATTTCCTGCTGAATTGCCCGTTTCAATGGCCGCGCGCCGTAAACTGGATCGAATCCGGCTTCGCCCAAGAACTCCAAAGCAGGCTGAGTAATAGTAACCTGATAACCACGCTCCTCCAGACGTTTGTATAACCGCGCCAACTGGATATTGGCGATAGAAGTCAAATGTGCCCGACTCAGCGGATGGAACACAACGACCTCATCTATACGGTTAATGAACTCAGGACGGAAGTGATGGCCAACAATATCCATTACCATGCTCTTCATTTCGGCATAACTTCTTTCACCGAAACGCTCCTGAATCAAATCTGAACCGAGGTTAGAGGTCATGATGATAACCGTGTTACGGAAATCGACTGTTCTCCCCTGCCCGTCAGTTAAACGCCCGTCATCCAACACCTGTAATAGTATGTTGAAGACATCCGGATGCGCTTTTTCCACCTCATCCAGCAGAACCACAGAGTATGGGCGACGACGTACCGCTTCGGTCAGATACCCGCCTTCTTCATAACCGACGTAGCCTGGAGGCGCACCGACCAGCCGGGATACAGAGTGTTTCTCCATAAACTCGGACATATCAATACGCACCATGGCATCATCGCTGTCGAATAAGAACGTTGCCAATGCTTTACACAGCTCGGTTTTACCCACCCCAGTTGGCCCTAAGAATAAGAAGGAGCCAATTGGCCGGTTCGGATCTGACAACCCTGCACGGCTACGGCGAATAGCATTGGACACCGCTTCAACCGCTTCATCCTGCCCAATCACACGTTTATGTAGATCCTGCTCCATACGCAGCAGTTTATCTCGCTCACTTTCCAGCATGCGAGATACCGGGATACCGGTCCAGCGTGCCAGAACTTCGGCAATTTCTACCTCAGTGACACGATTTCGCAGTAGCTTCATGGTTTTCCCTTCTAGCGCCGTCGCGGCAGCTAGTTGTTTTTCCAGCTCAGGAATTTTACCGTACTGAAGCTCGGACATTCGTGCCAAATCACCGATACGCCGAGCTTGTTCCAGGGTGATTTTAGCTTGCTCCAGTTCTGCTTTGATATTCTGAGTCCCAGTGAGTGATGCCTTTTCAGCTTTCCACTCTTCTTCTAACTCAGAATATTCACGTTCTTTCTGCTCTAACTCGGTATTGAGCATTTCCAGCCGTTTTTTACTGGCGTCATCCGATTCTTTTTTCAGCGCCTGCTGTTCCAGTTTTAGCTGGATAATCCGGCGTTCCAGACGATCCAATGATTCTGGTTTTGAATCCATCTGCATACGGATACTGGAACCGGCTTCATCGATAAGGTCGATGGCTTTATCCGGTAACTGACGATCCGATATATAGCGGTGCGATAATGTCGCTGCCGCCACAATTGCCGGGTCAGTGATCTGCACATGGTGATGCAGCTCATAACGTTCTTTCAACCCACGCAAAATGGCAATCGTGTCTTCTACTGTTGGCTCCGCAACATAGATTTTCTGGAAACGCCGCTCCAGCGCCGCATCCTTCTCTATATATTGACGATACTCATCAAGCGTAGTTGCACCTACGCAATGCAATTCACCACGTGCTAACGCCGGTTTCAGCATGTTGCCGGCATCCATCGCCCCGTCACCTTTACCGGCACCCACCATGGTATGCAATTCATCAATGAACAAGATCACACTGCCTTCTTGTTTTGATAAATCGTTCAATACGCCTTTCAAGCGTTCTTCGAACTCACCACGATACTTAGCACCGGCAATCAGTGCGCCCATGTCTAATGAAAGCACACGTTTATGTTTCAGGCCCTCGGGCACTTCACCATTGACGATACGTAGTGCCAACCCCTCCACAATGGCGGTTTTACCGACACCTGGCTCACCAATTAACACTGGGTTATTTTTGGTACGACGTTGCAATACCTGAATAGTGCGGCGAATTTCTTCATCACGGCCAATAACCGGATCAAGTTTGCCTTGTTCCGCACGTTCAGTCAGATCGATAGTGAATTTTTTCAATGCCTGACGCTGGTCTTCAGCACCCTGATCATCGACTTTGTCACCACCACGCATATTTTCAATTGCCTTATTTATTATGTCAGTCGTTGCACCGGCGGCCTTTAATATATCCGTTAAGGTACCGCGATCCTCGAGTACAGCCAGAACAAACAGCTCCGAAGAAATAAATTTATCTGCGCGCTTTTGCGCTAATTTGTCACAAAGATTCAATACACGTACCAGTTCGTTTGATGGTTGAACATCACCGCCGGTACCTTCAACTTGTGGAAGACGACCTAAAGCCTGCTCAATATCGCTACGCAAACTAGCAACATTAATACCCGCCGAGGTCAATAATGGGCGAACCGTCCCCCCATCCTGATTAAGCAGTGCGCTCATCAAATGTAACGGTTCTATAAATTGGTTGTCGCGCCCAAGCGCTAAAGATTGGGCATCGGCGAGGGCAAGCTGGAATTTACTGGTAAGACGATCCAGACGCATAACACCTCCAATATTGGTCAAAATTGCTACTGAAGATTAGATGAGGTCATTCCTCAAATTTTCAAGGTTATTTCGACACTATATTTAAAGTAAAACGTTATGCGTCAGCGGATCGTCCTAATGCAATAGGTTATATCAGCCAGACTAAACTGGCCATCCGCCCGGTAATTCCATCACGCCGATAAGAAAAAAATTGCTGTTTTTCACTCACAGTACAATGTTCACCGCCATAAATAGCGTGAATACCCGCAGCTTGAAGCCGCAAGTGTGCCAGTAAATATATATCAGCGAGATATTTAGTGCCTGTGGGGGTAAAAGCAGCAGCAGATTGTGGATCGATATTGATAAAAGCCTGTTTCACGTCTTCGCCCACTTCGAATTGCTGCGGGCCAATGGCTGGACCTAGCCAGGCAATAATAGAAGACGGCGTGGCATTGAACTGAGCCAGCGTTTGCTCCAAGATGCCAGCACATAGACCACGCCACCCCGCATGGGCAGCCGCGACTTCATTGCCAGCCAAAGAGCAAAATAGCACAGGTAGGCAATCGGCGGTCATTACTGCACAGACTTGCCCGGCGACGCGGCTATAGACTGCATCTGCCTGCACATCAGGGGTTACCTTGCCATCCAAATGCAGGACACGAGTGCCATGTACCTGTTCCAGCCAGACTGGCATTTGCGGCAAGCCCGCCTGTTCCACTAAACGCTGACGATTTGCTGCCACACTAGCAGCGGCATCTCCCACATGGGTGCCAAGGTTTAATGAATCATAAGGCGACGCGCTGATACCACCTTGACGAGTGGTGCTACATGCCTTAACTCCAGCAGGTATTGGCCAGTTGGGGAGTATCAGCGTGTCCATTACCAATCCATCTGGTCTTTGAATTCTACGGTATCGGCTTTCAGTGCATTAATTAGCTCAACCATATCTTCTGGTAATGCCGCATGCCATTCCATTTGAATGCCACTGATCGGGTGATACAAACGCAGCATGGTTGCATGCAGCGCCTGGCGATCAAAACCACGCAAAATGGAAATAAAGGAATCAGAAGCCCCTCTTGGTGGGCGTGGACGGCCACCATAAAGCTGATCACCCACCAGTGGATGGTTTATATGAGACATATGTACGCGGATCTGATGCGTACGGCCTGTCTCTAAACGCAGGCGCAGGCGAGTATGGGCACGGAAATGTTCCATGATACGGTAATGCGTGGTCGCGGGTTTACCCATTGGGTGTACGGCCATATGGGTACGCTTGGTCGAGTGACGAGAAATAGGTTCGTCAACTCTGCCACCAGCAGTCATATTGCCGATTGCCACAGCTTCATATTCACGTGTGATTTCGCGCGCCTGGAGTGCTTCTACCAAACGGGTCTGGGCAGGGACAGTTTTCGCCACGACCATCAAGCCAGTGGTATCTTTATCCAGGCGATGTACGATACCCGCACGAGGAACGTCGATAATTTCCGGATAATAATAAAGCAACGCATTCAGAACAGTGCCATCCGGATTACCTGCACCGGGATGCACCACCAAACCACGGGGTTTATTAATGACCAGAATGTCGTTATCTTCATAGACGATATCCAGTGGGATTTCTTGAGGCGCCCAGCGGGCATCTTCCTCAATTTGCGCGTCAATGGCGACGAGCTCACCACCCAACACTTTTTCTTTAGGCTTATTAATTGTTTTACCGTCGACAGTGACTCTATCTTCCAAGATCCATTCTTTTATGCGAGATCTTGAATAATCAGGGAACAATTCGGCCAAAGCCTGATCTAACCGTTGACCGAGTTGAGATTCGGCCACCGTTGCGCTGAGTTGTACTTGTTGTGCCATATGCAGCTTCTTGTTCGTTAACGTTGGGTTTTGACGGCGATGCCGTTTAATATAATGTGCTATTGTATCTAGATCTTTGTCGGGAGCTTAACGGACAGTCTCCCGGAATAACACTTCGAGGATAATCAAAACGTCATGACGCGTATGAAATATCTGGTGGCTGCCGCCACGTTGAGCCTGGTGCTGACCGGTTGCTCCAGTAACAAGGACGTGGTTCCCGATAACCCGCCTTCTGAGCTCTATGCTACCGCTCAGCAAAAACTGCAGGACGGTAACTTTAAGGGAGCTATTACGCAACTAGAAGCGTTAGATAACCGCTATCCTTTCGGGCCTTACTCCCAACAGGTTCAGCTTGATTTGATTTATGCGTATTATAAATCTGCTGATTTACCGTTGGCGCAAGCCTCAATCGATCGCTTTATGCGCCTCAATCCCACACATCCTAACATCGATTACGTATTATATATGCGTGGTTTGACTGACATGGCTCTGGATGACAGTGCATTACAAGGCTTCTTCGGGATTGATCGTTCGGATCGCGATCCACAACATGCTAAGGCCGCATTCCGCGATTTTAACCAGTTGATTCAAAACTATCCGAACAGTCAGTATGCAACTGATGCGCAAAAACGCCTGACGTTCCTGAAAAATCGCCTGGCCAAGCATGAACTGGCCGTGGCGCAATATTACACTAAACGAGGCGCTTACGTCGCGGTAGTTAACCGCGTAGAGCAAATGTTGAGAGATTATCCCGATACTCAAGCAACCCGTGATGCGTTGCCGTTGATGGAAAATGCTTATAAGCAGTTGCAACTTAATGCTGAGGCAGACAAAGTTGCCAAGATAATTGCGGCTAATCCAGCCTGATATTGTCTGTAGCGATAAAATAACAAACGGCAGCTTAGGCTGCCGTTTTCAATTCTGCCCTTGAGGCCTATTTTCAATTTACAGCACCGGGATGATGAACGTCATGGCCTCAGGCTGTTGCATTAATATCCCCTTTAACACCGGAAAATAATGTCGTTTTTAACCCAACGCAGACAATATAACTTACCGATAATGCGACATTATAATCAATGATTCAACCCCCCAAAGCCTAATCCTGACGTTAAATCACAGTTCCCATGACCTTTGCAAAAAGTGACAAAAAAAAGTGATCTTGGTCATACATTTTGCGGAAAAGAGAGGTATGCTGAAGTTATCCAAGACGGAGTAGACAGAGAGGTAAGTCATATGACAGTCAACATTACCAGTAAGCAAATGGATATCACCCCAGCAATTCGCAAGCATGTTGAAGACCGTCTCACCAAACTGGATAAATGGCAGGCCCAGTTAATAAACCCACATATTGTACTGTCTAAAGATCCGCAAGGATTCGTTGCCGATGCAACTATCAATACCCCGATGGGTCCCTTGGTTGCCAGTGCAAAACACGATGATATGTATGCTGCAATTAATGAACTTATCACCAAACTAGAACGCCAATTAAATAAAATACAACATAAAGGTGAAGCTCGTCGCGCAGCAAGTAGTGTTAAAGATGCTAATCTGGAGTCAGCAGATGTAGAGGAAGAAGAATCCGAGCAGGAACAATAGCCAGGGCTCTCCATCTCATTTCGGATCTAACGCGCCTTTGGGCGCGTTTTTTATTGAGTTAATACAATGAAATTAAAGGATTAATTTCTATCAGTGTCCACTCGTTGACCACATCGAGCAAATCAGCCCCGCCTGCGGGGCTTTATTTTGCCTGGCGTTATGCGCGTAAAGTTAGCAAACGGCGTTTTACCTAGCGGCCGTTCTGGCCCTGGTCGCGCGAATACTGCTAGTGATCGTTTCGATATTCCCGCCCGTTTTTACAGTATCAAAATTTCCTCACCTTTTGGCGTCAGCCCTTGCGGTGTCTGGCTTAGCGCGCAATTCTATTTATTCGCCTGAACGCTTTTCGCTTTACGCTTGATCGGACGTAAAATATAAATATCCTTTTAAATCATTGCGTTAGTTTTTACAGATCATATCGAGATCGTTCTAATTACTGTAATTCACTGAAAACTATATCACTCGTTACAGTTTGCGATCCTTGCGAGATCTTTAGCACTGGCGCGGCCTGGCGTGGGTGTTTGTAGAGTTACCAAACTGTAATAAGTTCGCCAAGTATTTTGTGCAGGCGTGGTGGGCGTGTGCGTTTTACCTCCCGTTTCTTTTACGTGGCTGGATTTACCTCGTCTGTTTCACTGGCGGGTTATGTTGCGATTATCGCGCTCGAATCTGAATCCTGAGGTGTATCGAATGGTGCGAGCCGTGGTGAGGCTCTCAGCGCGTTATCTGTGATGTGTGTCAGCCTTGCGGTGCGGGCAATGTGAAATGTTTCAGTAATTTTAACGGGGATATTACGTAAGTTTGTTACAGCTTAAGGATGTTTGAGGTGCTGAAGCATAGACAGTGGCGTCTATGCTCGAGGCGGATTAGGCGATGAGTGGGCCGTACTTAGCTGTGAGGGATGCGGCTTTGCTGGCGGTGTTGTTCATCTCGCCGGCATTCAGTGGGCCGCCGGTGTTGGTGTGGGTGTGGTTGGCGGTTTGTTGGGCGAGGGTTTGGATCACATCCAACGTATCCGTTAGCAATGTCAGTACGTTGATATCGTCGGTACCCAGGCGCACCGTGGGCGCGATAAGCTCCTGAGCGGCGGCAACACTGCGACGAATACCGACGATTTTCTCAGTGAGTGCACCGCCCACGTCGGTTGTTTGGTCCTGTCCAATCGTGACATTTTGGTTCTGGCCAACATCGTCAGTTCTGTCTTTACCGACCTTGGTCAGCATATTTGCTGAGGTGCCTATCGAGTAATCCCCCTCGGCAAGCTGTATCACCTGGCCGGCCATCAGGGTTTTAGTCCCCAATACCGTGGTGCTGTCGTTGGCTTTTACTGTGGTGCTGCGGGTTGTGGTGGTGCGGCTTTCCTCGTCGCTGGTCACGCTGCGCCGGCTGCTGGTTTCCTCTATCGACTGGTCGGTATCACGCTGCCAACTGCCGTCGACCGTCACGCGCTGACTGACGCCGGCGCGCTGCTGCTGTAGCTGTTCGCCTGGCTTGACGGCGGGCAGTGATAATCCCTCAGACAGCGTTTGCCGGATCATTGGCTTATCTGGCCGGCCATCCGCAAAACCAATTTCTACCAGCGTCCCCTCTGGTGGGAACTGGAACATACCGCCCTCACTGCTTGCCATCGGTACCGGTAACGGCACCGCGTTATATTCCTGCGCGCCGGCGGCGGCGTTGCCGTTCTCGTCCAGTAATTGAATATTGACGGCATAGCGCGGGCGGAATGGGTCGGACGGGTCGCCCAACTCGGCGGCGTCGGTCGGACTCATTACCCGCGCCATGCGGGGCAAGTGCAATCCCGCGCCCAATTCTGGGTAAAGTTTTTCAATCTGGCGCTGTTCCGGGGATTTTCGTGTTGACTGGCCCTGGCTGTTAAGAATTGTCCAGTGCAGCGTCATTGTATCGTCGCTCACCTCTACGTGGGTGATGCGCCGGCCGTTAACGATGGAGCCTGGGCGAACGGTCGGGATGAGTGGCAATGTAAAGCTGCTGCTCCCGCCACCACTCCGGGCAAATTCCTGGGGGATATCGACCGGCGATCGTGCAAAACGAGAATCGGCATGACTGCCGACATAGACCGTGCCATCGGGCAACTGATACCAGATGTAATCTGGGATACCAAATGCACGCCCCAGATTTGACAGCAAATGAAGGCCGGTACCGCTGTGTTTAAAATGAGGAATTGGGGTATCGGTGTGGGTGGCATTTTCGGGCAGGACAAACGGAATGCCCGAAGTAGCAGTAACTGCGGCACTCACATCGCGCAATGTGGGGTGTTGCAGCGAATAAGACTGGGTGGATTGAAGTGCACCCACCCACTCACGAATGAGCAATCGCTGAGCGCCATTTTCAGATGGCGCGCTACTTTCCACATACCCCACCAGGTAGCGGAAGATAGAATCATTAGTACCGAGGTCTAACCGCACGGTTTTACCAATACAATCCGCCCTGGTCATCACGGTAACAAACCCCAGGCCGCACCCATTGAGTGAGAGAGAAAGGCTTAAGCTATTAGCGGCAATCTCATCATCGCCAATACGTAAAATAACAACTGATTTCATTCACTGCCTCCGGGCGGCCCAATTAACTCATCATTAACGTATTGCGAGACCTTCTCAAACCACGACTGACTGCCCTCACTCTCGCCGTCGGTTGTTGCACCGCCTGCGGTCTGAACGGTGGCATTCTTGCCGCCTTTGCTGGCTTGTTGTGCTTTGCGCTCGGCAACGCTTGAATGCTCGGCAAGGGTAAAATTAACCAGCCAGGCCATTCTGTCCGTTTGCTGCGCGGCATCCACGCCGCTGGTAAATGTCGCTTCCCTGAATTTCACCGCCTGCGCCATTTCATGGGCCACGCGGTAGCGTTTTTTGCTGCCATCACTGTTCTTGGCCTCTGCCAGGGCAAAAATACGGGTCAAGATAGCTTTGTCAGCGTAAGAAATTAACCCAGACACGCGCAACTCTTTACCCTTCGTTCCTTGCTCCGCTTTATCTGTGCTGCTGGCCTGGCCGCTCTGGTCTTTATCCTGAAGCGGCATTGTCAGCGTAACGAGGATATTGCTCAGCGGGATAGCTTCGCCATCAAGCGCCAACATCACGATATCAGCCATGATTTACCACCATTGCGCGCAGTGGGGCTAAATCAGCGCCCACAAAGAGTAACGCCAGGCTGAAAATGGCCTGGCTGTCGGGAATGTCTTTTTTCATCTCGGCGATCGCCGTTTGCGTGTTGTCTTCAACCGATAACGACCACACCGGCACACTTGCACCCTGTAGCAGCGCCAGGCTATTTCCTGCCTCGGCCAGCAATGCGGCGCGCTGCTCGCTGAATGCGGCCAACGCGGTACCGATGGCCGCGCTACTACCGCCGCCTGCGGTGTCACTGATTGCTTTTTGCAGGGCTTGCGCACCGGATGCCGCGCGGGTGGTGGCAACCGATAGCGGTGTGGCTGCTGGCAAACCGCCAGGGCGCGCGGGGATTTGCATTTTACTGGCATCCAGACTTAACGCGGCCTTGGCCCGGCGCTGAACTTGAGTCAAGGCGGGTATCGGGAACACGGCGGCGGCGGCGGTCAATACAGTAATAAATTCGGTTAGGGTGTTTGCGGCAATCAGCAATACCAGCACGTCCTGATCACTGTCTGCGCCGGCCAGTCGACTGGCGAGTGAATTGATCGCGTTTTCCGGGCTGAGAAAAGAGCCTGACGGCTCATTCTGGCCGACACCGAACGCCCAGGGGTGAACGGCCACGGTTGAGCAATTGACGGGGGCTAGATTGGGTGGGATGCGTAATAATGACTTATGCCACATCTGGCACCTCGGGCCACTTAGGGCGTGAAACATCGACTTTTGTCAGATCATAACGGTACTTCTGCCACGCAGCCAAACGCGGGATATCTTCATCGTCAATGTAACCGCCGTCTTTTGCGTCACGCATCGGGGCAATGACTTCTGCTGCATGTGCAATGAGTTCTGTCTTTTTATGCTGAGATAATAAAATGAGTTCCCCTGGTGTTGGGGGTGGGTTAGTCATCAGCATCGCTGCCTCTTCCGTGATTGATACCAGGCCCGTTCTGATGGCTTCCTCTGCGCAGTCATCTTCATACGCATAGACTTCATTTTTCTGGTCTTTGTAGTATTTCATTATCTCAGCTCCTTCCAAATTCCGATGACTCCAGTGGCATCAACGCGGTACGTATCATTCGGCATAACGATAAAAGTTGCGCTATGTTGTAACCACTCAGTGCCACCCCCGCGCGGATGGACAATCGTGCCAGCAGAACCCGTTTGACAATTCAATCCGGAGCTTTGTCTATACTCAGTAGTAACAGCCACCATGATTGGTTTTCCAGTATTGTTGGTGAACCACGTTCCCGATGAGCGCGAAGACAGGACGTTTGTCCATGACTGGCCGACGGCAAACTTAGAAAATCTGGCATCAAAGTTTGAGTAATCGCCGGGCGTTATGGTGCTTGATGATGCTACTGGTCTTGAGACTGACATTAGCGCTGAACTCAAACTCCAGGCGTAGCCCGTTGCGTCATTCCAGGCGTAAATAGTCCCGTTTGAATGAAATCCGATACCCGCGCCGCCAGGATTTGTAATACCGCCATTAGCAGGAGTCACAAGGCAGCTTCTAAATCCGTTCGGCCCCAACGGTGCATCATGGG